CACGCCACATTTTTGGAGGCATTGGAGCGGATTGCAACTGGCAAGTGGACAGCGGAACGCGCAAAGCAGATTGCAGTCAAAGCGTTGAACAATAGGAAGGTGCAGTGATGGAAGACATTGTTGAACGGTTGCGAATGAGCTTTTCCCCCACCAGAGACTTGAAAAGCACTCAGAACAACAAACTTCATAGAGATGCCGCTGACGAGATTGAACGGTTGCGGGAAGACAAAGCAGAGTTGTTGAAAGCAATAACGGATTTACGGGCGGATTTACGGGCCGTTTCACACTGCTTATGCCGCCAAAGCAACAGGGGGTGAGTGATGCAAGACGACGAAAATTTCCGCGTTTACAAATATGTATGTGATGCCCTTGAAAAAAACCCCGAATTGTTGGGTTGGGTCATAAAAGGAATAACGGACGGCATGGGGTTGTCTGTGGACCAAGCAAGGCGGGATCAAGTGGATTGGGAGGTCATTGCAAACATGGCAATGAACAGACGCCTAATGGACGGCAAAGAGTTGTTCCTTGCTGATAAGATTGAAGCACTGAAACCACGCGCATCTTTGAAGTGGGACTGGTGTGTGGAGAAATTGCGAGGGATTGTGTCAAAGAAGCAGGGGGGAGAATGATGTGGCATGACCGCTTCTTCGCGATGGCTGATCTGGTTGGATCGTGGTCGAAAGACCCGTCTACCAAGGTGGGTGCGGTGATCATAAGACCTGATCGCACCATCGCCAGCGTGGGATATAATGGGTTCCCGCGTGGGGTTGAGGACACCTATACGACCCGCGAAGACAAGTTGCTACGGACTGTTCATGCTGAAGCAAATGCAATCCTGACAGCTCGTGAGCCGTTGCATGGATATACGCTTTACGTCACTCCGCTCCACCCCTGCGCAAACTGCGCCGGGCTGATCATCCAATCAGGGATTAAGGTTGTGCATTTTAAATCGCACGCTGCATCAAAGCACGCTTGGACAGAACACGCTTCGGCAATGGCATCGATGTTTATCAATGCTCAGGTTGAGTTTGTTATGCACGAAAATGGAGTGAGACATGCCGATCAGGACAGGCATCTTCAAATATGTGATCCATTCGCTAATTGATGACTACCACAAAATGGGTTGGTTTATAACGTCCGATCTGGATTGCCATCACGGTGTTTACTCGGTCTTGATGTGGCATTGCGGATGCAAACAAGGGGAAACGATATGATTGAATGCGCAATAATAGGTGACAGCATTGCTCTTGGGGTTGCGAAATACAGAGAAGACTGTTCGTTGTTTGCGACGGTCGGCATCACCAGCACCGCTTTTGAAAAGGCAAATTACACTCCGATTGGAGAGACGACAATCATCAGCCTCGGCAGCAACGATGCTGGGAACAACACAGAAGCAGCGTTGATGAAGTTGCGGCAGCGTCTTACGTCCAAGAGAGTGATTTGGATCATGCCGACAACACAAAAACCACAGGCGCGTGCTGCCATCCAGCGCGTGGCTGATCGGTTTCAGGATCGGGTCTTTGAGTTGAGGTTTGTCAGCACTGATGGAATCCATCCAACCGTTGATGGGTATATTGATTTGGCAAGGAGGACAAAGTGACAAGCGATGTCCTCGATGCTGCCGAACGATGGTTGCGGATCAGGTCTGAGGTGAAAAAGAAACGCACTGCTGATTTGGAGGCTGAAGATTTATTGTCTGCTGCCGAGGTTATGGCTCGTCGTGAATATAAGAAATTGCTGGAGGTGCATGTAAGGCGTGAGATTGAATTGATTGCTGCGCATGAAAAACTTGAAAGCGATATTGTGGAACTGTTGAAACAAGGGGTTTAAGATGAACGAAACAAGAGGAATTGCGCTGATTGGAACATTTACGATGGTTCAAGAAAGTGAGTCTGCAATTGAAATCCTGTTTGAAAAGGGTGCGACGTTTGCAAACGTTCCCCCGGCAATGCAGGTCACAATCATGCGAGGAATGATAGAGGTCATCAAACTGGGAATCGGCGATGGCGACGAGTCTGGACAAGAAGCGAAAGTTGAAGGGGAATAACATGATTGAGAACAACCAACTCAAAAGCATCATTGAGCGTTTGGAACGTTTGGAAGAGGACCGCAAAGCTGTCGTTGCAGACATCGGTGAGGTTTATCTCGAGGCAAAAGGAAACGGGTTCGACACCAAAATCATCAAGCGGATCATTGCCATCCGCAAACAAGATCAGAAAAAGGTTCAAGAGGAGGAGTCATTGCTGGCGGTTTATATGTCCGCACTTGGCATGCTTGCCGACCTTCCGCTTGGGCAGGCAGCAATTGAACGAGAACGTGCCGACATGATGTAAAACAAAGCGCAGGCATGCTAATGTGCCTGCGCAACCTTATGGGGTTTATGCGTGACCACACCAAGCCAGACGACGTTCGACTATTTCCTAGAGACGTATTACGACAACCCAGTCGGGTTCGTGCGCGAGGTGCTGCAGCAAAACCCGCTGCCTTGGCAGGTCAAGTTTCTGGAAAAGATCGCTTCTGGCAAGCGACGCATCTCTGTTCGAGCAGGTCATGGTGTTGGCAAGTCGACCGTCTGCGCGTGGGCTGTTGTTTGGTTTATGGTCACTCGGTTTCCGCAAAAGACCGTGATGACCGCTCCAACATCCGGGCAGCTGTTTGACGCTTTGTTTTCCGAATTGAAATCACAGTTCAACAGGCTCCCACCTGTTTTGCGCGATAGCTTTGACATCACCAGTGAACGTATCGTTCTCAAAGGCGCGTCCGAAAGCTCGTTTGCGTCTGCCAGAACATCCAGTTCTGATCGACCAGAAGCACTGGCTGGTATCCATTCTGAGAACGTTATGCTTGTGGTCGACGAGGCTTCCGCTGTTCCAGAGCCAGTGTTTGAGGCTGCAGCAGGCTCGATGTCTGGTCACTCTGCATTGACAATCCTGATTGGAAACCCGACCCGCAACAGCGGAATGTTTTATAAAACGCACCATGAATTGGCTGCGGACTGGGACACCATGCATGTTTCATGCTTGGACAATCCTTTGGTGTCGACCGACTTCGTAAATCAAATCAAGACAACCTATGGCGAGGAGAGCAACGCATATCGCATCCGTGTTCTCGGTGAGTTTGCAGTTGCTGATGACGACACTCTTATTCCTGCTGATCTCATTGATGGAGCGATGAACAGGGATGTCACTCCAAGCCAGACCGACCCGCTAATCTACGGCATCGATGTGGCGCGGTTCGGAACTGACAGATCGGCACTGTGCAAGCGCAAGGGGAACACCGTCACAGAGGTTAAATATTGGGGTGGTCTTGATACCATGCAATTGACAGGTGCGATTGTGAACGAGGCAAAGTTGGACAACCCGGCAGAGATGTGCATCGACACCATCGGTCTTGGGTCTGGGGTTGCAGATCGTTTGCGCGAGATGGGATATAATGTCAGGGATGTGAACGTGTCTGAAAGCTCTGCCATGAACCCAAACGCGAACAGACTGCGCGACGAGTTATGGTTGTCGGTCAAAGACTGGTTGTCGAACAAAGGGTGCAAACTGCCGTCTGATCCTCAACTCAGGCACGAGCTGGTGGCACCTCGATACAATTTCACATCCTCTGGAAAGATCATCGTTGAAAGCAAAGACTCCATGCGTAAGCGCGGGATGCGCTCTCCCGATCTTGCCGACGCTTTGTGTTTGACGTTCGCCAGCAATGCCGGGCTGGTTGGAGGACGCTCGTCGTCTTGGATCAAAGGCAAGCCATTAAAGCGCAAGATTGCAGGAATTGTCTGAGTGGTGTATTTTCAACCCAAATAAGGAGCCGTCATGAAAAAACCAGTAGGAATTCGCATTGCTGAACCCAAAGACCCGACAGGCGTGAATAAGGTTCGCACACCTCGCGCAACGATGGCGCGTCGCACAAACACCAAACCCAAAGGTAAAAAGTGATGGTTGAAGCATGCCCACCTGCCACAGGCGACATCACTTTAAACCTTCGGAATCGCGGCAAGGCGATTGATAAGGCAAACTATGGTCCAATGGACCCGAACCAGCCAAACGGTCGTTACTGGGAGCAGAAGGCACAGGCGTGGGACGTTACGCCAGAGGAAGCAAAGACGCAGCGGTGCGGAAACTGTGCAGCGTTTGACCAGACCAGCAAGATGATTAAGTGCATCGAAGATGGCATTGCTGGCAAAGACGGGATGAAAACAGATGCAATGGAAGTCATCGATGCTGGCGATTTGGGGTTCTGTGAAATCTTTGATTTCAAATGTGCTGCAAAGCGCACTTGCGACGCTTGGATCGTGGGTGGTCCTATCACTGACGAAGATGCGGGTGGTGATGGCGAAATGGATGATGGCTCTGTCGAAATGGATGATGCCGAAGACATGAGCGAAGATGAAAGCTACATGAAATGAATGTGGCAATCTGCATCCCAGCGCGAGACACTGTTTGCACTGGGTTTGCTCATGATTTGGCGATCCTCGCATCTCGATGGTTTTCAGAACTGCCTTCTGGGAGCGGATTTAACATCCACACTGTCAGCGGAACTCTGATTGCTGATCAGCGTATGAAACTAGTGCTGATGGCAATCAAGAGTGGTGCTGATTATGTTTTGTTTCTGGACAGCGACATGCGCTTTCCATCTGACACTCTCCATCGGTTGATTTCTCGTGATGCAGATATCATCGCGGCAAATTATCCGACGCGCAGAAAACCAGTGAAGACTGTTGCGTTCTCTGACTTCAAAAAACTGGAATGCATATACACGGATGACGACAGCGTAGGCACGCAAGAAGTTGATGCTGTTGGAATGGGGTGCATGCTTATCAAAACCAGCGTGTTCAAAAAACTTCCGATGCCTTGGTTTGATGTGAAATATGAACAAGATTTAAAAGCGCATGTTGGAGAGGACATGTATTTCTGCCATCTGGCAAAAAAGCATGGGCTGAAGGTTTATATTGATCACGACCTATCCAAAAGGATTAGGCATATCGGCGCATACGAATATACGCACGATGATGCAGTTGTCGAACAAATGCTAACAAAAGGAGACTGATATGGCGAAGATGACCAAGGGACAGAAAAAGGTCGGCAAGGTTATGCGCGAGTTTAAATCAGGAGAGTTGCACAGCGGGTCGAAGTCTGGACCTGTTGTTAAATCGCGCAAACAGGCTGTTGCAATTGCAATGTCAGAAGCAAAGATGCCGAAGAAGAAATGAAGCACTTTTATTCCAGCATCGATGGATGGTTCAATTTCCGCAAACCGTATGAAGACGCGGTGAAGGCAGCATCAGATGGTGCTGTTTTTGTGGAGGTCGGATGCTGGAAAGGTAAAAGCGCATCTTTTATGGGTGTTGAAATCATCAACAGCGCAAAAAAGATTGATTTCTATTGCGTTGATCATTGGGCAGGCACACGCGGGGAGCATGATGACGAGCCGCGTTTATCTGAGATCGAAGTCATATTTAAAAGCAATATGGACCAGATCACTGGGTTAAAGTATAAGATGCTAAAGTCGGACAGTGCTGCAGCAGCACAGAAGTTTGGCGATGGAACTGTTGATTTTGTTTGGATCGACGCTGGTCACGATTATGAAAGCGTAATCAAAGACATCAATGCGTGGCTTCCAAAGGTGAAATCTGGTGGTGTGATTGGTGGAGACGACTATCCAATGGATGGTGTCAAAAAAGCAGTCATTGAGTCATTCTCTGCGTTTGAAGAAGGATCGGAGAATGGGTGGAAATGGTGGCGGGTTCGGAAGGATAAATGATGGTCGACAATAATCGTGGGTATGATCCAGAACTCCTGCCGCCAGATGCGTTTGGTGCGCTGAACGATGACAATGGAAACCTCATCTCTGCTGAACCAGAGCCAATGGATGAGGAAGAGTTTCGATATCGAGTTCGGCAGGCTGTTGAAGACTGCGCGACTTATATCGACAGCTACATTGCGCCAGAACGCGAACAGGCAATGGCATACTATCTTGGCGACCCATTCGGCAACGAAGAGGATGGTCGCTCTCAGGTTGTGATGACAGTTGTCAGAGACACTGTTTTGGCAATGCTGCCATCGCTGCTTCGCATTTTTACATCAACCGACAAGGTGATCGAGTTCGTCCCCAAAGGACCAGAGGATGTCGAAGTTGCTGAACAGATGACTGATCTCGTTCAGTATATCTTTTCTCAGGAAAACAACGGGTTTCGCATCCTTTATAACGCAATGAAGGATGGGTTGGTTTTAAAAACCGGGGTTTTGACTTGGTATAAAATCGACCGCGAAACTGTCGAAGAGTATAGCTATTCAGGTCTGTCGCAGGACGAGGTTTCGTTTATCCTGAGCGACCCAAGCGTGACACCGATTGAGATCGTTCAGTCGCAAGAGGAAGTGCAGCAGGTTGATCCGATGACTGGGCAACCGATGATGAGTCAGACACCTCCGACGATTTCCATGCGTATCAAGCGCGTGAACAAAGAGCCTCGTTATGTTGTGGAGTGCATTCCACCTGAGCAATTCCTGATCGACAACGAGGCAACCAGCATTGACACCGCTTTGATTGTCGGTCGACGCAAACTGGCAACTGTTTCTGAGCTGGTGGAGATGGGATATCCTCGTGAGATTATTGAGGAGAACGCTGGTTCTGGTGGTTTTGAAATGAACATGGAAACGCTGGTTCGCAACCCGGCAGACCAAACGTTCTTTGGCATCACGCAGGGTGCAGATGAAAGCACCGATAAAGTCTATTACGTCGAAGCATACATTCGCATTGACAAGGATGGAGACGGTATTGCGGAGCTGCACAAGGTTTGCACAGTCGGGAATGGTGCGACCGTTCTCCATGACGAGATCGTTCAAACTGCTCCGTTTGCGCTTCTTGATCCAGACCCGACACCGCACACAATCTTTGGCAAGTCGATTGCCGACCAAACGATGGACCTGCAGTTGATCACATCTTCGATCATGCGCAACACGCTCGACAGTCTGGCGCAGTCAATTCATCCGCGCACAGGCGTGGTTGAAGGTCAGGTCAACATGGACGACGTGTTGAACAACGAGGTGGGCGGCATCATCCGCATGCGCCAGCAGGGTGCTGTGCAGCCATTTACGACCCCGTTTGTCGGGCAACAGGCACTTGGGGTGCTTGCATATCTGGATGAGGTAAAGACGCAGCGTACGGGCATTTCTAGGGCTTCACAGGGGCTTGACGCAGACGTGCTGCAGTCAACAACCAGAACGGCAGTGCAGGCGCAGCTTTCATCGTCGCAAGAGCGCATTGAGATGATCGCTCGGTTGTTTGCCGATGGCATGAAGCGGTGCTTCCAAGGCATCCTTAAAATGGTCATCCAGCATCAGGACAAGCCAAAGATCATCCGTCTGCGCAATAAGTTTGTCCCCATCGACCCGCGTGGGTGGGATGCTGGTGCAGATATGGTTGTCAACATTGCACTTGGTCGCGGATCGGATGAGCAACGGATGATGTTCCTGATGCAAATCTTGGCGCAGCAGAAGGAAGTGATCCAGACTTATGGTCCTAATAATCCTCTGGTCGATCTTCAGCAGCTGCGTGACACGCTGGCAAACATAACGCAGCTTGCCGGGTTCCAAGACCCATCGCAGTTCTGGAAAGAGATCGACCCTGCCGCTGTTCAAGCGTTCATGCAGCAAATGTCGCAAGGCGCGAACAAGCCAGACCCAGCACAAATGCTGGCGCAAGTTGAGGCAGAGAAAACCAAAGCAGACATCATGATTGCCAATGCCAAGCAGGAACTTGATACGGCAAAGGCTATTTCTGATGCCGATCTGCAGCGCGACAAGTTGATGGTTGATGCAATGCTGCGTGCTGCGGAGATCGATGCGAAATATGGCACGCAGGTAAACATGGCGCAGATCAACGCTGAGGTTAATCGCCAGCGCAACGAACTGCAGCAGGTGTTTGGTTTGCAGGCAAAGCGCGAGGCTGCATTGATGCAGCAAGTGCAACCACCAGTTCCACAAGCTCCAACAGGGATGATGTGAGATCATGACAACGTTTGAGCAAGAGGATTTATATCGCGCTGCAAAGGCGTTGATGAATGATCGGGTGACGAACGAAGTGCTTGATCGTGTCATCCAGAGATATGTCGAAATGTGGCAGTCAAGCGACATCCACGACTTCGACAAACGAGACGACGCTTATCGGATGGTGAGAGCCGTGGGAGACTTACGATCTGAGCTGCAGGCTCTTGCTGCGCAGCCAGACGTAACAGCATTTAACCGTCGCTTGAAACGCGGCACATAAAGGAGTATTTAAGATGAACACAGCCGAGCAGTCTCAGGGTAGAGAAATCGGCACTGCAGCAGTCGCAGATCGCATGGCAGCACTGATGGAAGGTCCACAGACCAAACCCACACCTGCACTTCGTGATGAGGCTCCTGCCGAGGCTAATGAAGCCGAGGCGACTGGATACGATGGTGACGAGACCTCGTTTGATGACGAAACCCAAGCCGACTATCAGGCTCAGTCAGAAGACGAAGCACCAGAATATTCAGCGGATGAGGATGGGCAAGCTGAAGAGCGCGACCCGGCGAGTCAAATCGTAACCGTCAAGATCGACGGAAAGACGGAAGAGATTACGCTTAAGGAGGCACTTGAAGGCTACCAGCGTCAAGCCGACTATTCGCGCAAGATGCATCAGCTCAGGCAAGAGCAAACGCATTTTGTCCAAGAACGTCAGCAAGTGGAAGCGGAACGGAATCAATACGGTCAACTCATTAACGCTCTGCATGATCAGCTGCAGCAATTTGCAGTGCACGAGCCAAACTGGGAGCAATTGCACCGTGAAGACCCGTTGAACTTTCCAATCGTTGAGAAGCAATGGCGTGATTACAAAGAACGTCTCGCCGCGACGCAAGCCGAAAGGGAACGTCTGGCATTGCATGCTCAACATCAGGAGCAACAGCACCTCCAGCAGGTTGTTGAACAAGGCAAAAACTGGCTTGTTGAACGGATGCCTGAATGGAAAGACGAGCAAAAGTGGACCAAGGCTCGAGACTCTTTGAAAACGTACGGTCAGCAGATCGGATACACGTCAGAAGAACTCGGACAGGCTTATGATCCTCGTGCTATTCTGGTGCTTGAAAAGGCTCGTCGTTACGATGCTCTGGTTGCCAATAGGCCAAAGCCCACACAAAACGGGCAGCAGCCAAAACCAATGAGAGCAGGAACGACCGGGCAAACTCCATCTAAGCAGACGGATGTGGTCAGAGCGAAACAGCGTCTCAGTAAAACTGGTAGCGTCGACGATGCTGCTAAACTTTTCATGCTTCAAGACACTCGGAGATAACATCATGGCTTCTGTAACAAACGCAAAAACCTATAACGCGGTCAACGCAATGCGCGAAGACCTGTCAAATATCATCTATGATATCTCGCCAACCTCCACCCCGTTCATGAGCAACATCGGTCGTGACACCGCTGACAACACCTACTTTGAATGGCAGACCGACGCTTTGGCTGCAGCTGACGGTGCAAACGCTGCCGTCGAAGGTGCATCCGCTGGTGACGCTGACTTCGTTGCCACAAACCGTGTTGCAAACTACACGCAGATCAGCACCAAGATCGTCGCGGTGTCTGGCACTGCTCAGTCTGTTAACATGGCTGGCATGCGCACTCTCTTGGCCTATGAGCAGGCAAAGAAGGCAAAAGAAATCAAGCGCGACATGGAGAAAATCCTTTGCTCCAACCAAGCAGCAAATGCTGGTTCGGCATCGGCAGCGCGTTACACCGCTGGTCTTCCCGCTTGGTTGATCACCAACAGCATTGCCAACAGCGCAGTGAAACCAACTTTGTCGTCTTCTCCAAACGGCTATCCAAACGCTGCATGGACATCTCTGTCCACTGTAACTGATGTGGCATTCACTGAAACGATGCTAAAGACTGCCATTCAGAACGTCTGGACTGAAGGCGGTGATCCTACTGTGCTGATGACTGGTCCTTACAACAAGACCGTTACGTCAGGATTTGCAGGTCTTGCTGCACAGCGCATGTACAATGACAGCGCAGCTCCTCTGAAAATCGTTGCAACAGCTGACGTTTATCTCAGCGATTTTGGCGAAGTGTCGATTGTTCCTAATCGCTTCTTCGATGAGCGTTTTGCCATTGTTATGGACCCAGAATATTTCTCGGTCTCATACCTGCGTCCGTTCCAGACCATCGACATCGGGACGGTTGGTGATAGCACCAAAAAGGAACTGCTGGTTGAATACGGTCTGCGCGTGAAAAACGAAAAGACTGCAGCTGCAGTCGCAAACCTGATCACCTCGGCATAACCGACTGGGGGGAAGTGGA